GTTCAATTCATATTGAAGAGAAGATCCACAAAACAAGTCACAAACAGGGTGGTAGCAGCGCCCCTCACGGGATCGCTGCCGTCACGCCAGCCTCTCGGCAAGCGTGACTTAGCGACGACATACCGCGTTTTAAACTGACGCGGTACGTAGAACAAATCGTCGCTATCAGAGCTCGTCAGGTAACCCCCACACGCAAGCATCATAGCGTAGTAAGGGGAATCCAACTTCTCTCGTTGTTGCAAAGCTTTGAGAAAAGTAAAACGACGAGGCACCAGGGCGGTTCGAATCCCACAGGTGGGGTCGAACCACTCTGGCACGAAGTGGACCTTTCCTCGAAGCAATGAGCGCAAGTACAAAACTGTGTGTGTAAGATATATTTTATGTCTTCCACACCAGTCTAGGACTTGGTTCAGTGCGACGTAAACGGAAGCGTCAGAGTCAAGGCGGCGTACATAGAAAGGCGTAACATCGTAGCCTTCAAAGTAATCACCGCCACAACTCTCACGAAAAGGGCCAACTGAGAAGGATTTATCACGATTTATGATAAACCCAGCCTGCTGCAAAACGTCAACGATAGAATCGTATTCCTGTGAAGGAACGATTATATCGTCACCATAAACGGCTGTACAACTCCAATCTATGAAGTTGCGCGGGCCCTTATGGTGAACTCGACGGTTAGCGTAAAGTAACGCAGTGAATATGAGGGTCATCAGGGGAAAAGTAAAACCATTCCCCATAGTGCTAACCATATTCAACGTTACCCACTCTCCACCTGGAACTCGGATTTCCTCCGAACGGAATCTTTCGATCACCGTAATCCAGGGCTGAGGGAGAAGCAGACGTACCAAGTCCATACCAATAAGGTCAGAGGCGGACTTCATATCAATAGTCGCAAGACTATCATCAATGGAGCCCCTAAGTGCCAGCAGTTTATTCTTAGGCTGTTGGCAATGGATGTCCAAACCGGACGTCGCAAGAGCGCGCTCGAGATACGTACCTGCAGCTAACTGCAAGCACATGTTACCGAGTGGTTCTATAGCGATAGTACGTTCAGTATCTTCGTTCTTAGGAACAGTTGTTAAGCGTGATCCGCGTACGATGCGTGTTTGTGTACCATGCTCCAAATCGAAGGAGCTGAAATACACATTCTGAGCACGTAGTATTTTTACCGCGGGTTCACATTTAGGAGTGCAAGTAAACTCGCTTCCCACTTTCACAGCGGCATGAGTACCAGAGACCTCAAAAGAGGCCCCTGGTCCAAAACGCCATAGCTCGTACAAGTGAGAAGGATCCAAAACCGTCTGAATATTATCAGGATCGATTCGAAGGGCGTACCGCTCTAACAAGTTCACTATGAACTCGCGGGCAGCACACTCAACGTCTCGGTCAAGAATAATACGACGATTACCCACAGCAGTATTGGTAGCAAGAAACTTAGCGACCGCGTCTGCTGCAAGGTTAGGATTCTTAAGTTCCGCTCGCTTACGCATGCGGCCCACAAGACGATCCATAGCAAAAGAAACGTTAGTTTCCCGACTACGACGATCATCTTTAATCTCCTTACCTAACGTGTCGAAGAACCCTAGAAGGGCACCTTGAGACACACTTGAATTACTCATAAGATACCTCTCAATAAGTAAAGTGGTTTGTATGTATCAGATCACGCCCGAGATTACAGTATCTGCAATCCCTGATGCTTGAGCACTGCCAACGCCAAAATGTGCGCTGATCAGAGCACGAAGCTCCTCAGGCTCATAAGTGTCTGAGCCAGCCGGGATGTCGATCGTCGTAGTGATACGAGCGGTCATGGCAACCTGGTTGACACTAGGCACAACACCCTTACGGGTGATGAGCTTGTAGGTATTCATGGGAATGTTCTTAACCACCCCGGTCACAGGATTCGGTTGGGGCAGAGCTTTAAGCACTGCCGGCCGAAAGAAGCTGATGCTAAACGGTTTTGAAACCGAGTTAATATCAACTCCTGTCTGCGTACCACCAAGCGCCGTAATTGCGTACTGCTTACCATTGATGGTAGGTGCAACGTCTGTTACGATCGTGTAAGTGGGAGAAGTGAGACCGCTAACAGCGGCTCCAGTCACGGGTGAAACAGGTGCGAACATAGTAATGTCCTCGAAACAAGAGGCTTCACAATAGTGAAGCCAGGTTTAACAGCTTAGATAAACCGAACTTCCCAACTTCATCAAGAGACTTGATGCGAAGGGTGCGTGTCGGTAAGTTGGATTGTGGAACGCGTTCGAACTCAAAGAATTCGAAAGATCCGGGAGCCCATGACAAATCAATAGGGCGGATCTTCGCGCCAGTATAACCACTCCCTGGTGAGAACCGAGGAACCTGGTCAATACGAGCGTGAACGCGGTAACGTCTAGAAAGGTTAATATACTTTGACCGCCCAGGAAGGGTGGAGAAAGTGTCTTCGAGGTAAGGGCCAATGGTGACGAAGTAATCGACCACCCAGCTATAAGCTAGCAGCTCCCATGCCGTAGGTATGAGAGCTGGCCAGCCCAGCTGGAAGTGATCGATCGCGGAGTAATCATTGCTCCCTAAAACCGAGAAGTCGACCCCAGACGTGTATCGGTAACCGATCTCGTGGCGGAAGCTCGCAGTTTGCCTTAATTCAGTAACGCTGTTAGGCGCCTCTGTGGCAGACAACGAGCTAGTCCATGAATCGGAAGCCGAACCAGAAACTCGTGCATCTTTGCCATTGCGGGCCATAAATTCCGCAATAGCTAAGGCGGTAGCCTTGACATCACCAATTAAGGGGTTTAACCCAAAATTAATGGTGAGCCAGGCATCACCGAGAATGCGACGAAATTCCTTTCCACTGTGTATCCTGCGGAGTGCAAGCAACTTCTGCAGATTAACAGTAAGAAACTTATTGACACCACGTACAGTGGCGTAAAAGTCCTTAAGTTCGGCTGCAGGAGTTATCGCTTGATAGCTCCCTGATTGAGCTGCAAAGTTGCGTCGAAATCGGGCAGTCGCAGTATCCAGGGTATCCTGGCGCTGCGGATGGTACCAATCAGACATAACTCCAATGGGTTTTAGATCCATGGTTTCACACCAAGCACGGGCAGCCGGGATGCTCTCAAGAGAGAATCCACAGTTAGCCTTAACATGGCAAGGAACAATATCCTTGAAACCAGAGACCTTATAGTAGGATGAAACATCCTTACCCTTAGCAATCAAATCTTTCCACTGAGGATTGGAGTTCTTGGTCGTGCCAGTCGAACCATTATCAAGATAGATAGTGGAATTAACAGCTAAGGGGGGTAAACGAGCTGGATCAAACAGCAAGTCTACCTTCCTAAAGCTGCTAAACCCATACTTCTTGACTGTGGTCGTTTGTGGCATAACTAGACTCCAAAAATAGTGGACGCGTTCCGGAAACGGGACACGTAGCGGGAACCCCTCTTAGGAGG